ATAACCTATTCCCTGAGCTACTCAATCAGATATTCTATTCTAGTCCATTACATGGCTCTATTGTAGGGTATAAAGTGAATGCAGCTGTAGGAGGTGGATTTAATATAGTAGCAGATAGACTTACTCCACAGGATAAGCTAGAGCTATATACACTTGAAAGAAAATTAAACATAAGAAAGATAGTACCTGCTGTAACTCAGCAACTGATACTGCACAATAGAGTTTATTTTAAGCTATGCTTTGATGATAAGATGAAGCTAACTAAAATTGTCAATCTATCACCTGAGAAACTTAGAGTAAACTTAGATAGAAAGAGATATTACATTTGTGATGATTGGTCATCTAGGATTGGAGTACAGGAGATTAAAAGATATACTCCTACCTCTAGAGATTATGAGCAGTTATTTGTGTATGAGGTAGAATGTATTGGACAAGATTTCTATCCATTACCTCAGTACACCTCAGCACTTAACTTTGCTTTCTTATCAGGTGAACTTAGCTACTTTGCTAAAAGCAATATCCAAAATTCAGTCTTTCCATCCTTTGCTATGATGTTCCCTAAGAGGCCTCAGTCTGAGGAGGAGAAAAACATGATAAGAAATACTATTGATAGATTGAAAGGTGCTGCCAATGCAGGTAAAGCTGTGGCATTCTTTGCTAACTCACAGGACCAACTGCCAAAGATAGAGTCACTACCTACTAATGGTAATGATAAACTATTTCAAGAGGCATCACAGCTGAATACTGAGCAGATTTGTTTTAGTCACACCATTGATCCTATTCTTATGGGTATTCGTACAACAGGCTCACTAGGTAATGGCTCAGATATTAAGCAGGCTTATGTTATATTTGAGAAAAATGTAGTAATGCCATTGAGAGACCAGGTAGCTGACATCTTTAATGAGCTGTTATTTATTGCTAAGATAGATGCAGATTTTACTATCAATAACTATCAGATAATTAACGAGGCAATAGTAGAGCTTGAGGGAGATCCATCTAAGACTAATGATGCACTAAATACATTGAATCCTGCAATCGCTGCTAAAGTACTAGAGAATATGTCTAAGAATGAAATTAGAGCCTTAGCATCTTTGCCTCCTATAACTGATTCACAAACACCAACAATCTGATGCTATACTTTATTACAGAAACTTATCTAAAGAATAACACACCCATCACAGCTAATGTAGATGTAAACAATGTTACTCCTTACCTAGCTACTCAAGCTCAGCTTAGAATCATGCCTATCTTAGGCACTACATTCTATAATGACTTACTTACTAAGTACAATGCTCAGACTTTAGATCCTGATGAAGAGACTCTAGTCACATTCATACAGCCAATTATTGCATGGAGAGCAGCAGAAGATGCTGTATTTGGTCTATCCCTACAGCTAAAAAATAAAGGTCTACAGACTCAGTTTGGAGATAACTCATCATCTGTAGATAGAGGTACTATAGCATTCAGTATGGAACACTATGCACAAAAGGCTGCATTCTTTGAGCAAAGATTGATTAGATATCTACTAAAAAACAGAGCTTTGTATCCAATTTTCACAGGTACTACTAACAGAGATACTGACCTTAGACCTATGATAGATGGATGTGGATGTCTATCTAATGGCTTATTAGAATGTACAGGCTTATGTGGAGGTGCAGGTAACAATGGTTATAACAATTCAATCTTAATACTATGAAGCACTCAGGAGTCTTATCTATAATAGTATTCAGTTTAGGATACTTAACAGGCATATCATTAGTATTTGAGCCTGCTCTATATCTTAAGCTAATGGGAGCTAGTATCATAGGATATCTTACTTTTATTCTAGCATTACAAATGGAGGGAGAGGAATGAAAGCACAACTATCACTACTAATACTATCTATACAATCAGAACTTTTGACTCTTATCTCTATTTGCTTTGCATTCTTTTTACCAATAAGTGGCATCCTACTAATGATTGGAGTACTAATATGCATTGATACTATCACAGGTATTTGGAAAGCTAAAAAGTTAGGGGAGAAAATAACTAGCAGGAAGCTCTCATCTATAATCAGCAAGCTAGCACTCTATGAAGTTACTGTGATTATGTTCTTTTTAATAGACCAATTCATACTAAATGATATCATATTAACTTTTTTTAGTGTACCATTTATGCTTACTAAAGTAGTGGCATTAGTGCTATCTAGTATAGAGGTGATGTCTATTAATGAGTCATACAAGCAAGTCTACCATTTGGACCTGTGGCAGTCAATGAAGTTATTATTTGCTAGAGCCAAAGAAGTTAAAGAGGACCTAAACAAATTGAAATGACTAGATGGGAATTAACCTCTAAGTATGGTACTGCTAATGTAACAGGTGCAGGATATTTAGTAAAGATTAAGCTACCTTATCCAATGCGTATAGCTTGGGACTTAGACAGCACTGTCAATACTATGATGTGCCATAAGTTAGTAGCTTCTAATTTTACAGCTGTATTCTGTGAGCTATTATCTGAGTATGGATACGAAAAGATTAAGGAGTTAGGGATAGATTTATTCGGTGGATGCTTCAACTATAGAAAGATGAGAGGAGGTACAGCACTATCCATGCACTCATGGGGGATAGCAATAGACTTAGATCCTGCTAGAAATCTACTCAAAGAATCATCGAAAACTGCAAGATTTGCAAGACCTGAGTATAAGGCAATGATAGATATATTCTACAAGCATGGTTTTATATCTTTAGGTAGAGAGAAGAACTACGATTGGATGCACTTTGAAATAAAAGAATGATGAGATACTTAGCCATAATACTACTACTCAGCAGCTGCTCTGCACAATACCACCTAAACAAAGCTATTAAGAAAGGATATACCTGTGAAGAGACAGGAGATACTATTCGTATTACAACTTTAGATTCTATCCCTGTTATCATTCATGATAGCATAGTTTGGGAGAAGTTTATCAGTACTAAGGATACTATTATTAAGTATAATACTGTCTATGTGCCTAAGACTAGACAGGATAAAAGAATAGAATACAAATTAAAAGTCAAAACTATCTACAAAGATAGGATAGTAGAGAAAGCACAAGCTAAAGCTACACAACCTAGACCTAGAGGCAATCTTAGTCTATTATTTGTAGGAGTAGGCATAGGCTTACTGCTATCATATCTCCTTAAATTTGCGAGGGAGAAATATTTGTTCTAAGTTTACACCACTTATGGTAAGAAAAAGACTGTTTTTTGACATTGAGACATCATTCAATGTTGGTATATTTTGGAGGTCAGGATATAATCTTACAATCAATCCAGGTGATATTATTCATGAAAGAGCTATTATCTGCATCTGCTATAAATGGGAACATGAGGATGATGTACAGTTCCTAACATGGGATAAAAAGCAGTCAGATAAGGCAATGATTAAAGCATTCCTTAAAGTTATGGCTCAAGCTGAAACCCTTGTGGCTCATAATGGGGATAAATTTGACCTCAAATGGATACGCACAAGAGCTCTATTACATGGTATTGATGTTATGCCCTCACCTAAGACTATAGATACTCTTAAATGGGCTAGAAAGTACTTTAATTTTAATAGTAATAAACTAGACTATATAGCTAAGTATTTAGGAGTAGGTCAGAAAATGGATACAGGAGGATTAGACCTGTGGAAAGATATTGTTTTTAAGAAAGATCAGCAGGCAATGGATAAGATGGTAGACTATTGTAAAATGGATGTCACTGTACTAGAAGCTGTATTCAACAAACTCAATTCTTATGCAGCTCCATCTACTCATTATGCTGTAATGGAGGGAGATGAGAAATACTGCTGTCCTGAATGTAGTAACTATAATATCTATTATAATAAACAGGTAGTAACTGCAGGAGGTACTATCCATCATTGGATGAAATGTAAGGATTGCAGAAAGCACTATAAAATAAATAATAAAACTTACATAGATTATTTGAAATTCAAATATAAACACTAACTTTGCATAGTTCCATAGTGTAGAAAGCAGTTATCAAAGCTCCCCAGCACGCAGCTGCTTTTTTTATTTTACAAATAACACTAAATATACTTTACAAATAACAATACTTTTGTCAAATATGCTTTACATAATAGGAATAATTCCGATTAACTATGTATTTACAATGTAATTATAAAGTGATACTTTAGATTTTTAAGGGCATTCCCTAAATTATTATAATATTCTGCGATTGCAGTCGCAAATTGAGACCTCATTATTAAGTAAAAATCACCCTCGTTAAGTGTTTAAGGGTAGAATTTGCCCTTATCCTTATTTAGAATGAATATAAATTACTCTTTTTTATTGCAGTTATAAAACTTTATACTATCTTTGGCGTATAGTTATTAACAATTAAAAACTTTTACACATGGACAAAGAACAAATCATGACAATTCTTCTAGCTGAGTATGTTATGCTTGCAGAAGAGGCTAGTGAATTACAAGAGGCTTTTGGATCAGCTGATCCAGCTACTGAAAGAGCTGTTGCTAAAAAGATTACAATTTTAAACCTAATAGAAAAAATCAATGAAGAGACTAATTAATTACTTTACTCCTGTAGGAGCTGAAGAGAAAGCATTTGCTATAGCCATGCTTATTGTAATATCTGTAACATTATCAATCTTATTTTTATTCACTTTTTTAGAACTTATATTATGAACTTTATTAACCTAAACAAAAGAGACAATACTTATTGGTCTAATTGGACCACTAGCTATGATAGCACTGTATACATAGCAGGTACTATTGAGCCATTCACATATAATGCTGAGGAGAATGATGAGGGGTATCTATCCCTGTATATCTTAAGTGACTCAGAATTTAACCTACTTAAATCTAAGCTATGACATTCAACGCAATCATAAAATTTTGGACTAGCAGGAGAACAGCAGATGAGATACGAGGTGGATTTAATCTGCCTCTTTACCTCAGGTATTTAGAAATCATAAACAATAAAAGCAATGACTGAGTTCACACAGCTAGCTATTGAAGTACAAACTGCTATAGCTAATGGTGATTATACTCACCAAAAATACCTAAGATTCAGAGAGTGGTACT